AAAACAAGCACCAAACGCACGTTGAGCGCAAAAACCCCTATAAACCACGGCAAACACGACTGTTGCAAAATGCTACACCCCCCCGGGGGGGGTGGGGATAGGTTCTCCCCCCTCTGCAAGGGGGGGACGAAGCCGCGAGCAGCCGACTGTTGATACAGGGTTATGCCCGGGAAAACGCCGGTTTTTGATGACCACCAGCAAGCCAGCCAGCGCCGCCTACGAGCGCCACAAGAAACGCGCGGCCAACGCCAAGCGGGCGGTCAGTGCCGAGGGACGCGAGATCGGCGAGATGCCGCCGGTCGCCGATCCCAAGCGGCGCGAGTCGTGCCGCCTCGACTTCCGCGCGTTCTGCGAGACCTACCTGGCCGACCTGTTCCCGCTGGCCTGGTCGCCCGACCACCTGACCGCCATCGCCAAGATCGAGGGGGCGGTCCTCCGGGGCGAGCTGTTCGCGTTCGCGATGCCGCGCGGGTCGGGCAAGACGACGCTGTCGGAGGCTGCCTGCTTGTGGGCCATGCTGTACGGCCACCGGCAGTTCATCGTGTTGGTCGGGGCCGACCAGACGATCGCGAGTGCCATGGCAGACAGCCTGAAGGCCCAGATCGAGAACAACGACACGTTGGCCGAGGACTTCCCGGAGGCCTGCTACCCGGTGCGGTGCCTCGACCGGATCGCCCAGCGGGCCAAGGGGCAGACGTACCAGGGCACGCCGACCGAAATGCAGTGGGCGGCCGACCAGATCACGCTGCCGTGGATTAAGGGCAGCGTGTCGGCCGGGGCCTGCGTGCGTGTGGCTGGCATCACGGGCCGGATCCGCGGCCTGAAGCACACCCGCCCCGACGGGTCGAGCATCCGGCCGAGCCTCGTCCTGATCGACGACCCGCAGACCGACGAATCGGCGGCGAGCCCGTCGCAGTGTGCCACCCGGGAGAAGATCCTGTCGGGGGCGATTTTGGGCCTGGCCGGGCCGGGATCGAAGATCGCCGGCCTGACCACGATCACGGTGATCCGCACCGACGACCTGGCCGACCGCCTGCTGGACCGCACCCGCCACCCGGCGTGGCAGGGCGAGCGGTCGCAGCTGGTGTACGACTGGCCCACGGCCGAGGATCTGTGGCTGGAGTACGGCGAGCTGCGGCGGGCCGGGCAGCGGAGCGGCGCGGGGACGGCCGAGGCGGACGCCTTCTACGCCGAGCGGCGCGAGGCCATGGACGCCGGCAGCCGGGTGGCCTGGCCGGAGCGGCACAACACCGACGAGCTGTCGGCGATCCAGCACGCCTGGAACCTGCGGATCGACCGCGGTGACGCGGCCTTCTTCGCGGAGTATCAAAACCAACCGGTCGCCGATCACGTCGAGTCGGACAAACTTGACAAACGTCAACTGGCGGCCCGGGTGACCAACGTCCCGCGCGGCACGGTGCCGGCCAACCACCACCGGCTTACCGCGTTCGTCGACGTCCAGGACCGCGTCCTGTTCTGGCTGGTGGCGTCGTGGTCCGACACGTTTGGCGGGCACGTCGTGAGCTACGGGGCGTGGCCTGACCAGGGCGTTTCGTTTTTTGAGGCGGGCAGCGCCAAGCGGACGCTGTCCGCGGCGGCTGGCGGGGCCGGGTTCGAGGCGGCCTTGTCGGCCGGCCTCGAGCAGGTGACCCAGACGCTAATCGGCCGGGACTGGCCCCGCGAGGACGGGACCGCCATGCGGATCTCGCAGTTGATGATCGACGCCAACTGGGGCAAGTCGACCCAAACGGTGCGGACGTTCTGCAAGCGGTCGCCGTTCGCGGGCGTGATCCTGCCGAGCCACGGACGCGGGATCGGGGCCTCGTCGCCGGCGCTCAACGACAAGGGCAAGGCCCGCGGCGACCGGCTGGGGCTGAACTGGCGGATCAACCAGGTCCAGGGCCAGCGGTCGGTCACCTACGACACCAACTTTTGGAAGACGTTCGCGGCCTCGCGGCTGCGGCTGGCCACGGGCGACCCGGAAGCGATCGTGTTCTGTGCCGGGGAGCACGACATGCTGTGGGACCACCTGACGAACGAGTATCCGGTGCGGACCGAGTCGGCCCGCGGCCGAGTCGTGGACGAGTGGAAGCTGTCCGGCACGCGGTTCGAAAACCACTGGTGGGACTGCCTGGTCGGGTCGGCGGTGGCCGCGAGTATCACGGGCGTGAGCCCGGCGGCCACCGAGGCCGGCGGCCGGGCGCGGCGCAAGGTGGCGATCCCGACCACACCCGGTGGCGGCAAGCGAATCCAGATTCGCAAACTGGGCGAATGATCACGCTGACCACCGTCGATGGTCTTACTGACGCGGACTGCGTGGCGATCAAGTTTCGCCTGACGTGGCCGGGCAGCGAGTTTCAGGCCGAGGTCGCCAGCCGGCTGGCCGGCAAGACGTCCAGTTCCACGCCGATCGCTCTGTGGCACGACCGCGGGGCGTTGGTGGCCTGGGCCTGTACCCACGACTGGCGTGACATGCAGACGCTCGAAATGTGGACCGACGAGCGGCACCGCGGGGCCGGTATAGCCTTGGCGCTATCGGCCACCCTGGCGGCCGCTGGTGTGCTGGATCGCGAGCTGCCGCTGGCCGTGTTCTCGCCGGCCACCGAAGCGATCGCCCGCCGGCTTGGGTTCGTCAACGTGCAGCGTTACACGCACGACTGGCACCGCGTCCAGTAGCCAGACCCCCTGCGGGTTTTCTGCGGTCTGGCCTACCGTCGCAGCATGAGCGACGAGATCCGTGACGCCATCGAATCGACCGCCAAGGGGCCGGCCCGTGTCCGCACCGACGCGGGCGAGGTCGAGGCGCAGGACATCACCAAGCAGATCGAGGCCGACAAGTACCTGGCCGCCAAGGCCGCGGCGTCGACCACCAAGCGTGGCCTGCGGTTCAACCAGATCATCCCCAACGGCTTTTCCTGATGGCGTTCCTCGACCTGTTCCGCGGCCGCACGCAGCCCCGCCAACCGGTGGCTCCGGTGGCCCGCGCCCGGTTCGAGGCGGCCGAGCGGGGCGACGACTACCGCCATTGGGCCGGGGCCGATGCGTTCAGTGCCGACGCCGCCCTGTCGCCGGAAAAGCGCCGCACGATGCGGAACCGCGCCCGCCATGAGCGGGTGAACAACTCCTACCTGGCCGGGATCTCGGCCACGCTGGCCGGCGACCTGGTCGGCACCGGCCCCCGGCTCCAGCTCGACATCGGCGACGTGGACGCGGCCCGGTCCGTCGAGCGGGCGTTCTACGACTGGGGAACGTTAATCGACCTGCCGGCGAAGCTGCGGACCATGCGGGAGGCGATCGTCACCGACGGCGAGGCCTTCGGGATGATGATCAACAACGGCCGCCTCCCGGGCGTCCAGCTCGACCTCCGCCTGGTCGAGGCCGAGATGGTGGCCACGCCGACCGAGCTGATGGCCCAGTCGATCACCGTCGAGGGAAACACCGTCGACGGGATGGAGTTCGACGCCACCGGCAACGTAATCGCTTACCAGGTGTTGAACTACCACCCGGGCAGCAACTACCGGATCAACACGCTGGAGTTTCGCCGGGTGCCGGCCGCGGCCATGATCCACTGGTTCCGCCGGGTGCGGCCCGGGCAGAACCGTGGATACCCCGAAGTGGCCCCGGCCCTGCGGCTGTTCGGCCAGCTGCGGCGCTACACCGAGGCCGTGATCGCGGCCGCCGAGACCGCCGCCGACTTCGCGGCGTTCATCCACAGCAACTCCCCGGCCGCGGAGGTCGACGAGGTCGACAGCTTCGCCGAGCTGGAGATCCGCAAGCGGTCGCTGGTGACCCTGCCGGAGGGCTGGGACATCTCGCAGCTGAAGGCGGAGCAGCCGACCAGCACCTACAAGGACTTCAAGCGCGAGATCCTCAACGAAATCGCCCGCTGCCTGCAGCTGCCGTACAACGTCGCCGCGCTCGACAGCTCATCTTACAACTACGCTTCCGGCCGCATGGACCACCAGGTCTATGCCGTCAACCAGCGGGTCGACCGCGACCACCTCGAGCGCATCTGCCTCGACCGTGTGCTGGCGGCCTGGGTGAACGAGGCCAGCCTGGCCGGCGTGATCCCCGACGGCCTGCCGCCGTTCAGCGAGTGGAACTGGGCCTGGGTGTGGGACGGGAAAGACCACGTCGACCCCGGCAAAGAAGCCAACGCCTGCGAAACCCGGCTGCGGACGCTGACCACGACCCTGGCCAGCGAGTACGCCCGCCAGGGCAAGCGGTGGGATGTCGAGCTGCGGCAGATCGCTGCCGAGCGGGCGCTGATGGGCGAGCTGGGCCTGTCGATGGCACCTGCCGGCCAGGCCGCCCCGGCTCCGCCGCAGAACGGCGAAGACCCGGTCGAAGCATCGCAGCCCGTCACGAACGTTAAGGCCGTGGTCGTCCACGGTGCCCCGGCGTCGGGCAAGTCGACCTACGTCAAACAGAACAAGGGTCCGCGGGACGTCGTGTTCGACTTCGATCGGATCATGCAGGCGCTGAGCGGCAACGACCCGCACCAGCAGACGCGGCCGCTGATCGAATACTGCCTCGACATTCGCGACCTGATCATCCAGAAGGCCAAGACGGCGCGCGGCATCGGCACGACGTGGGTGATCACCACGCGAGTCAAGGACGAGTTTCGCCAGGCCATGGCGGAGCTGAATCCCGAATACGTCCACATGAACACGTCGCTCGAGGAGTGCATGCGGCGTGTGGACGCCGATCCGCACCGCGCCGCCGTCGCCGACCAGATGAAAAAGGTGATCCGCGACTATTTCGCGGAACAGAGCCAGTCCGCGGCCGCGTCATTTGTGCCGGCGTTTGAGCCGGAGGAGGTGCCGCAGTGATCGAGGACTGGGACGGCTACGACGACGCCATCGAAACCTTCGGGGAGTTCATCTGGCTATGAGCGACAAACTTGCATTCTCGAGCGGTGTGGAGTTTCTGCAGGCTGCCGACGGCGAAGCCTCGGCCGGCCCGCGGAAGTTCCGCATCGTCGCCTACACCGGCGCGCCGATCCGCCAGTCGTGGTCACGGGAGCCCGTGGTCATCGACATGGCCGGCATGACGCTGCCGCAGACCGTGCCGATCGTGGTCGGCCACGACTACGCCATCGGGTCGATCCTCGGCCAGGGCACGCCGAGCGTGCAGGGCGGGCAGCTGATCGTCGAGGGCGAGATCCTCGCCGACAACGACAACGCCCGCCAGGTGCTCGCCCTCGCGGCCGCCGGCTACCAGTGGCAGGCCAGCGTCGGTGCCGACGTGGGCCGCCACCTGCGATTTGGTGAAGACCAGATCACCTCCGTCAACGGGCAGACCCTCCAGGGGCCTGTCCGCATCGTTCGCGCCTCCACGCTGCGGGAGACGTCTTTCGTCACGTTAGGGGCCGACCGCAGCACGGCCGTCTCAATCGCCGCAGAAGCGGCAGAGGAGATCCCTATGGCGGCTGACGCCACCACCAAGCCCACGGACGAGGTCGTCGAGACCGCGGTCGTGGCGGCCACGGCGGAGGTCGCCGTGGAGCCCGTTTCTACCCCTGCCGTCGAGGCCGACACCAGCGTTCTGGTGGCGAAGCTCGAGGCCATGACCGAAAGGCTCGAAAAGATGGAGAAGCTCCAGGCGACCCGCGACGAGCGGCCCGGCTCCCCGGCGGTTCATGTCGTGGCCAACGTGGCCCCGACGGCCGAGGTGATCGAGGCCTCGTTCGCCCTGCAGGGCAACCTGCCGGGCATCGAGAAGAAGTACGACGCCAAGGTGCTCGAGGCGGCCCACAAGGCCCGCCGCGAGATCAGCCTCGGCGAGGTGCTGATCCAGGCCGCCGTGGCCAACGGCTACGACGGCCCCCGGCGTGTGAACGCCTCCACCCTTCGGCCGATCCTGGCCGCGGCGTGGGCGACCCACTCGATCTCGGGCATCCTGTCCAGCACGGTCAACAAGTTCCTCCTGGCCGGCTTCGACACGGTCGAGTCGGCCTGGCGGTCGATCTCGTCGGTCCGCAGCGTCAACGACTTCAAGACGATCAACCAGTACCGCCTGAACGGCGCTTTCTCGTTTGAGAAGGTGGCCAACGGCGGCGAGCTGAAGAACGCCGCGGCGTCGGACGAGACCCGGACGATCAGTGCGGAGACCTACGGGATCATGACTTCGGTCACCCGTACCGACCTGATCAACGACGACCTCGGGGCGCTCACGGTGGTTCCGCAGCGGATCGGCCGCGGCGGTGCCCTGAAGCTCAACGACGTGTTCTGGGCCGAGTTCCTGAACGACGCCAGCTTCTTCACGGTGGCCAAGGGCAACAAGAAGACCGGCGCCACGGCCCTCGGCCTGGCCGGTCTCAAGGAAGCCCTGGCCCTCTATCGGAAGCTGAAGGACAGCGACGGGAAGCCGATGGCGACCCAGCCGCGTGTCCTGCTGACGCCGGTCGACCTCGAGATCACCGCGGCGGAGTTGATGAACTCCATCCAGATCTCGAGCGGGAACACCACGGGCCAGCCGTCGACGAACGTGTTCGCCGGCCGGTACGAGGTGGTCAGCTCGACCTACCTGACGGAGGTCGACCACTACTACCTCCTGGCCTCGCCGGCCGACCTGCCGGTGATGGAGGTGGCGTTCCTGAACGGCGTCCAGAGCCCGATCGTGGAGACGGCCGAGGCCGACTTCAACGTGTTGGGCGTCCAGATGCGTGGCTACTTCGACTTCGGCTGTGCCAAGGCCGAGGACAAGGCCGGCGTGAAGATGGACGTCTGACCCCTGTCGTGATCATCGTCCGGCGGGCGGGAGCCCAATCCCGCCCGCCGGATCTCACCCAATCGCTCCCCTAGTTAGAAAGGTCCCTAGAAATGGCTTCCTACGTTCAGAAGGGCGACGTTCTCGATTACACGCCGGCCGGGGCTGTGGCCGCCGGTGACGTGGTCGTGATCGGCACGCTCGTCGGTGTCGCTCCCCGTCCCATCGCCGCCAACGCCCTCGGGTCGCTCGCGGTGGAGGGCGTGTTCTCGCTGCCGGTCGCCACGGGTGCCACCGGTGCCCAGGGCTCGGCGATCAACTGGTACGCCACCTCCGGCGTGGCCCATGCTTCGACCGGCGTGACCGCCGGCAAGCTGGCCAAGGCCCGGCTGGTGGGCGACACCACGGTCGACGTGATCCTGAACAAGTGATTCCCGGACCACTCGCAACCCCCGGCCGGTGCGCGATCGCTACCGCGCGCCGCCGGGGCGTTGTGGGCGGAGGTACCCAATGCCCGACATGCTCGCCGCTGGTGCCGCCTGGCTCACGTCGCAGCTCAGCGCTGCGGCGGGGGCCACGGTCACCTACCGGCGAGGCGATGACGTGGCGGAGGTGACCGCCACGATCGGCCGCAGCGATTTCGAGGCGACCAACCAAAGCGGTGTGATCGAAAACTGGGAGTCTCGCGACTTCCTGATTTCGGCCGACCAGCTGCCGTTTGGTGAACCTGTTCGCGGCGACACGATCGTGGAGGTCTCCGGCTTGCTCGAGGTGGAGTACGAAGTGGCCGCCCCGCGCGGCGTGCCGGTGTTTCGGTACGGTGACGCCTTCCGCTCGATCGTGCGGGTTCACACCAAGCAATCCAGCGACGGCGTGGCGTTCCTGATGACCGAGACCGGCGACCAGTTGACGACCGAGATCGCCCAACCCCTGGTGGCATGATGGCAAACAAGAAAATCAGCCAGCTCGGCCTAGCGACCGGCGTCACCGGGCCGGACGTCGTGCCGATCGTCAGCGGCGGGGCCACCAAGCGGGTGACGCTGACCACGCTGTCCACCTTCTTTGGTGGCGGCGGCGGCAACGGGGCCACCGGCCCCACCGGCCCGGCCGGTGCCGGCGAGGCCTACCAGGACGGCACCGCCCCCGCCGCAGCGTCCGCCGGGGCGACCTGGCTCGACATCGACACGGGTCAGTATTTCGTCCGCTACGCCGGCGTGTGGGTCGAGGTCGGCGGCAAGCATTACCCGTGAGGTCGTGAGCGATGCCCTTCTACCAGCTCCCCTCCGGCGCTTCACCCGTCCTGGCCGGCTCCGCGCCGCCCACCGGCGGGATCGGCGGCAACGGCGACCTGTTCATCGACACGGCCAACAAAACGCTGTACGGCCCCAAGGCGTCCGGCAGCTGGCCAACGGGGATCAACCTGTCCTTCGGACCTACGGGCGTCACCGGCAACACGGGGCCGACCGGTCCGACTGGCCCGACCGGCGTGACGGGCGGGATCGCGTTCACCGTGGGGCCAACGGCTCCGACTGCCCCCGACCTGACCGTGGCCGGGGCCGTGTGGCTCGACCAGAACACCGGTCGGTATTTCGTCCGCTACCAAACCCAGTTCATCGAGGTGGGCGTCCAGGGCGAGCGCGGCCCGACGGGCGTCACGGGGCCGCAGTCGACGGTCACCGGCCCCACGGGCATCACCGGGCCGACCGGCCCGCAGTCGACGGTCACCGGGCCGACCGGCGCTCAATCGACGGTCACCGGCCCAACCGGGCCGTCAGGCGGCCCGACGGGCGCGACCGGGCCAGCTGCTCGAGCTGGTGCCAACCGCCAGACGATCGCCACCGGGATCACGCTGGCCGCGTCGTCCGACCGCTACCAGTTCCTGACTTGTACCGGCGGGTCCCAGACCGTCGTGCTGCCCACCGGAATGTCAGCGGGCCTCGATTTTGTGATCCAAGAGGTGACCAGCTTTTCGGGGATCAACCTCGAGGCCCCCGGCTCGGTCTTTCTCACGACGATCTACAGCACCGCGCAGCTCGTCGTGTGGGACGGGTCAACGTGGCGGATCATTTCGTTCTACTAAGCGAAGGGTGAATCATGTCTCTCACGTTTCCCACCGGACCCACGAACGGCCAGCAGGTCACGACGGGGGGCCGGACCTACCAGTGGAACGGCCAGGCCTGGACGCTGGTCGGCAGCGGGATCGCCGGCCCGACGGGCGTCACCGGCCCCGGCGGGGCCACCGGCCCCACGGGCGCGGCCGGCTCGAGCGGGCCGACCGGCTCCACCGGGGCGACGGGGGCGGCCAGCACCGTCACCGGGCCAACGGGCGGCGCGGGCGCAACCGGGGCCACCGGCTCGACCGGCGCGTCCTACACCAACGTGGTGACGACGCCGGCCGTGCTGACGGCCAACACGACGGTGACCGGCTACAACCCCGGGGCCGGCGACATCTACCGCCTGGCGGTCACCGGCACGACGGGCGTCAACCTGCGGGGCCTCGGGATCACGGGCGTCGACGGTGACGCCAAGCTGCTGGTCAACGTGGGGGCCACGGCCCCGATCACGCTGCAACACAACACCGGCAGCAACGCCAACGCCTATTTCGCCGTGCCGTGGTCAGGCGACTACGTCATGGACCGCAACGGCGGGGCCGCCCTGGTCGTCTACGACGCCACGTCCGCCGTCTGGCGGGTCGTCTGAACTTCGCCACATCACCCTACTCTAGAGACGCTTCCGCATGTGCCCGATGAATCCCCGCCTCCTGCGTCCGCTCGCCTCTGGCGTCCACCCGGAAGCCGCCGCGTGGCGGTCTGCGGTGGTAGCCAACGGCGGCGGCACGCCATCGGCAACGACCATGCGGGCGGTGTCGAAGTTGTGCAGTGACATCGACAAGGCTGGCATTCGCGACCGGTTCTTCCGTCTTGGCATTTTTGCTGGGCCGTCGCTCAACGCCTGCCTAGTCCCACTGTATCGGGGACAGAGCCGCACCGGTACGCAGTTTGGGAATACCACTGACACCAACAACGGCCCGTTCGTCAGCGGGGACTACGCCGAGACGGGGGCGAGCGGCGGGCTGACGGGCAACGGTTCAAGCAAGTACCTAAACACCGGGCTGGCTCCTTCGGTTCTGAGCGACACCAGTCGGCACTTGGCCGCCTATGTTGGGTCGGTCAGTAATCTGGCGTTCAGCGCGTACATGGCCTGCCGCTCCACTGGCAGCACGGGATTTTTCAAGTTATGGATGGTCAGTTCCACAACGCTGCGATACCACACGCTAGGGCCGAACACTGCGCCAACTATTGGAGACGTAGCCAATCACGCCGCCGGTTTCTATCACGGCGACAACGACGCCACCACTGGATACTACTACCGCAACGGCGTCGAAGCCGCGACCGCAGACACCGGCCAAACGCCAACGGCTGGAGCCACGCGGAATGTCCTTGTGTTTGCCAATAACACAGAGGGCGGCATCGAAGGCTTTTCTAACGGTCGCTTGTGCGGATATTCGCTCGGTGCATATATGACTGCAACGCAAAAGGCCGACTATTACACTGCGATGCAGGCATTCCAAACCGCTTTGAGCCGCCAGGTATGACACTCTCCGACTTGACACTGCCCATGTCTTACGAATGGGGCGTGGCTCACGCTCTCCTGTTCGACGTTGCCTTGGCCCAGCGGCTCGCGGAAGTCCAGGCCCAGCACGGCGACCCGCGCCATGTGCCGGCACCGCGAACGCTGACCAATGGGCGATTCATGCTTACCGCTGACATCCTGACCGAGTGCCTGCCGGGCGGGCTGGTCTACGCTGGGTTCTCGCAGTTGGATGCGGGGCGGTTCGATGAGATCGCCGTCGTCCCGCTCGCGGATGCCCTAGCCCTGCTGCCGGGCGAGTGACCCGCGCGTCGCTAGACGACACAATCTACGGCCGGAACTATCCGGCGATTCCGGTTGGTTGCGACGGAACAGGCGTAGACTCGTTTGCCGTGCCGGGTACGATGGCGGGCATGAAGATCACGCTGAACGAGGATGAGCGGTACTACCTCACAAGTGCCTTGAAGCACGCCATCAGGCGGGTGGACAAGCACGCCGAGAAAGTCTACGACCTGCCAGACGGCGGCGGGGCGTATGAACTGACCACGCGAGATGCCAACTGGCTACGGAACTTGCTCGCCCTGGTGGAGCGGAAGCCTGCCAAGGCTAAACGACGCTAGAGGACGGAACCTGACGCCCCAACCGTATGCAAGAACCGCCGAAAAACGTGTCTTATACGATACGATTGGGGCGTCAGAAAAAGTGCCTAGGGTTTCTTACCGATCAGCGATCCCGGCGGGCAGGCACCGGCCCGATAATCCGGCAAGCCGAACCCGCCGGGATCGCCTGACAGGACAACGGAAAATGAGTGACATCCTGGCCGACTACCGCGAGTGGCGCGACCAGCAGGCCGCTCGCGTCAGCACCCACAGCGGCGGGTGCCACATGTGGCACAAGGACTGCATGATCCACCGGCTCGCGGCGGCGCTGGAGCGAGCGATTTCCGGTGCCGGAAAATCGGCCCAAGCAGCGAACACACCGCCCGCGCTCACCGACGAGGAGCGGGAGGCGATTGAAAGGGCCATCGGGCGAGAGTTGGATGCTGAGTGGTACGGCGGGACTGAGCCAGAGAGAGTCACCACGCTGCGGACGCTGCTGGAGCGGACGAAATGAGCGACATCGTTACCCGCCTGCGTGCGGAGATCGCCTGGGAGCCAGACATCGGAGCCTTGATGGACGAGGCCGCCAACCACATCGACTCGCTACGCCGAGAGGTCAGGACGCAACGCCTAGAGATCGCTGGGCTACGCGAGGAGCGACGGGCGATCCTCGGAGCCGACAGCCCGCCGAGCGACCGCAACGAAAATCCAGGCGGCGGGTGGATCGCATGAACGACAAGGATCAGGAGCGGCGAACCATGAACACTGACAACACGCAGGGCGGTGCCGAGCCGTCTCCTGCATCCGCTGGTTCTCACGGGTCGGCATCGCGCTGGAACGGCGTGCCTGTAGCGTGGGCAGCGGTCGTCCAGAACGGCGTGCCGCTGTGTCTG